AAAAGTAAGGGAGGTGATACCATGGATTTAAACGAACTGAAAGAAAAACACCCAGAATTAGTAGAGGAAATTCAACTTGAGGCAAAGAAAGAGTCTGATATCAAGATTGCAAAGAAAGAGACTGAGTTCTCAAAGAAGGAAGAAGGACTGAAAGAAGAGAATGAAAAACTCACTGAACGCACTCTTGAACTTGAGAAGAAAGAGGCTATTCGTGCTGAGAATGAGTTGAAGAAATCTGCTGATAACATCTGGACAAAGAAGCTTTCTGAAAGTGACATCCCTGAGACTTTATTTGATAAAGTACGTCAATATGTGTCTCATGTGAAATTCACTGAAAAAGGCATTCTTGATGTTGAGAAGTTTGGGGAAGCAGTTAATGCTGAAATTAAGGATTGGGAGGACAGAGGTGTTACCTCCAAGGTTATTGGTGCTGGTTTTACGGAAAAAACAGTTGATGAGACTGAATTAACCGAAAAACAGGAAAGCGTTGATAATGATGTTAATGTATTAAGACAAAAGGTTGGTGAAAAACCTTTGGAAAAAGAATAAGGAGGTGAGTTATTATGGTTATGGATATACCTCAAGTTAATTATGGTTTACAGACAGACTACAAACGTCTGTATTATTCCGACCCAAATGCAGCGTTAAAGGTTCCTGTAACAATTATGCCTGGATATGGTAAGTTAGAACAGGGGACTGCTTTAGCCTTAAATGGCTCTACTGCTGGTCAGAAAGGGAAAGTGTTTCCTTATGACCCTGATGCTGCTCCAACAGGGAAGCTCATTCGTCCGGCTGCTGCATGGTTGGTAAATGATTCTGGAACTGTAGTTACACTTTATACAACAATAAACGATAGCTATAAGGTTCAGGTGGGGGATGATCTTTATATTTTAGATGATGATTCCAATCCCGATGTCCTTGGAGCTGTTGTGTCAATCGATCGCACCACATATAGAAACAGAGCAATTGTAACTGTTACTGCTGCTCCTGGTGAAGATTTCACAGTTGTTGATTTTGCTTATCTTGTTGTTAAAGGATATGATGTTTGTGTTGGTATCCTTGAAAAAACAATAGATACAGGCGAAGGTGAAAATTGTGCTGGTGCTTTAGCTACCATGATTATTGGTAATTGTGTACTTTATAATGGAATGCTTACAAATGTTGACTCTGCTGCACTTTCTGATTTATCAGGTGCTTCGTATGGTCAATATATATACATTAGATAAGGAGGTGATTTTATGCCTAGAGGATCAAGTGATATATCAATTCTGAGGCTGGAAGTTTTGCAGAAGTTTATGCAGACCTTTATGTCACCTCCGAATTTGATATTAATGAATATTTTTGGCTCTTCAGCTTCTCCCTCAAGCACAATTAAGTGGGAAAGTCAGAGAGGTGGAAGAGGAATGACTCCGTTTGTCCCACCGGGTGCACCAGCTCCGTTGACAGCACCTCATGGACTTGCTGAACATTCTGCTGAAGCAGCCTACTGGAAAGAGAAGATGTACTTTGATGAGGAAAATCTGAACAACTTGAGAAAACCCGGAACTACTGCTGAATATCAAAGTGCTTCTGCAACTTTAGCAAGAGAACTTGCTTTACTTTCTAATCGTTCCAATCGAAGGAAAGAGTGGATGTTTGCTCAGATGCTTTTCAATGGAAGTTTTGACTATGCTGTAAAAGGAGGAGTCAAAATAAGCGTTGATTACGCTATTCCTGATGATCATGATGTAACTCTTGCGAGTGCATATAACTGGGATGATGGAGCAAGTAAAGCTATTCTGAGCGATATTCAGGATGGTAAAAAGAAGATTTCAGATGACTGTGGGGGTCTTGTTGACTTAGCAGTTTGTAATTCGACTGTCTTGAAGTATCTTGCTAATGATTCTGCATTACGAGCAATTCTTCAAAAGAATGCATTTGGAGATGGTGGACTGTATAAAGGAAATCTACATGAAATTATTGGTGTGAATCCTAAAGTTCTTGGTGCCCTTTTGGACATCCCGAACTTTGTTATTTATGATGAACGCTATGAAGTTCGTGCTTGGATAACCTCTGCTGTTTCTGTTGGACAAACCCATATTGAAGTTGATGATGTTTCTGACTTTGAAACAGGACAACAGATTCGGTTCTATGATGCGAGTGCAGGAACTTATGAAGATCGTTGGATTTATGACATTACCACAGAGACTAATGTAATTCAGCTCTCTGTTGCTGTAACTTCTGCATACAAAGCAAGTGAGGATTATGTCACTATGGCTAAATCCTTCATACCGGATGATAAATTCGTTATGATGGCTACCAAAGTTGACGGACAGCCTATTGCTGAGTATAAGGAAGCTCCATTCGGTCTTGCTCGTCATTATGGTCAATTTACTGATAAGCATGAGGAATGGGACCCTGAAGGAGTTTATATCCGAGTACAGGATAAGGGTCTTCCTATTCTTTACAACCGGGATGCAATGTATATTCTGGATGTTAAGAGTACAACTGGTGATGCTCTTACAAGCACCACAACAAGTAGTTCAACAACAACCACTACTCCTGCTCCTTAGTAGGGGTTGAAAAAAAGAAAGGCAATCGACATGAAAGTTGAAAAAGTGCGTGTGAAAACAACACTGAAAGCAGGAAATATTGTCTGGCAGAAGGGGGACGTTTTAACTACCCCCCTTCCTAAAGACATTCTGAATGAGGTTTATTGTAATACAGGCACAGTTGAAATTTTGAAACAAGGACGGGACATAGTAAATAAACCCGTCCTTGTTTCTAAAGCAAAACTGAAAAAAGCTACAACGACAACGACAATTACAATAAAAGAAAAAGCTTTGGCGACAACTACAACTGCTCCTCCTGCGGCAAAGCCAAAAGCTAAACCTAAGCTTAAAAAACCAGTAAAAAGAAAAATAGTTAAGAGGAAAAAGAAATGACTCAGACAGAAATGGAAGAAAAGCTTGAAGAAGAAGTTAAGAGTTTGAGTAATTATCTTGATGGGGATGACTATACTAATGCTTGTAACGATGCAAGCAGAGAGACAGGATGGTCATTCCCAGTTTCTACTGATTTTAAAATATTATGGATGAAAGATAGAGCTAAAAGACATTTGTTCTTTTATCTTATGTCTGAAAGTGCCCATAAGTTTAAGTATGAGCAAATAAATTTACAAAATCGTTTTGCTCATTATAAAGACTTAATTAAAATAATGGATGAGTCTTTTGCTGCTGCAATAGAGGCTAATCCACAAGAATTTGCAGATGTTGATGCTTATGAGTTATTTGGCACAAGTGCGAGAGCTGGGTACCAGTACGATCCCCTTACAGGGAAAGATACTACATACAATGATAACAATAAAGTTATATTCACACCAGGTGGGGATAACGATTAATGAGTATTGGCCCTGACATAAAAGAAGTTTTAGATGAAGTAGGAGTTGGTTATACAATTCTTAGAGATTCAGGAAATATTACAGGAGAATATTTAACCTATAAACCCAATGCCCAAGTAACAAAACCTTTTATTAGAGAATACTTTCTTGAAGGGGCTTTATCCTATGATACAAAAGTAATTAGTGGTGACATAATACAGTTTACTACCACAGAAGATTGTTACATTATAATGAATAATACACCAGCATTATTTGAGAATACGATTATCAAATATGATGCGGTTCTTTATAAAACGAATGTTTTAATTAATATTTTAAGACCCTCAAATGTCCGAAATAGTCAGACGTATCAAATGAGGACTATTTGGACAACCATTAAAGCGAACGCAAAAGCTCTTTTTGCTTCGCCTATGTTTGGAATTGATTTAGATACAAATGAAGAACTTGGTCTAATAGGAATTGGAGATCATGAACTTTACATTCCAAGTTCTTATGGAGTTAAAGTTTTAGATAGAATAAGAATATCCTCAACAGAATATTATCGAGTTGAGGTCGTCAAGAGCAGACGATATAAAGATGTGGATGTTTTAGACATTGGAGAGGATGTCGGCCCTACAACATCTACAACAACGAGTAGCACGACAACTACAACGAGTAGTAGTTCGTCAACCACAACAACTACAGCATAAGGAGTATGCTATGGTAAAGAACTTTCCTATTAAGGTGAAATGCCCTAAGTGCGGACAGATGTTTATTGTTACAAGAACACACTGTGTTTACTGTAATTTTCCCAACCCTAATTTTCCTTTAAAAGATAAAATATTGCCTAAAGGAGAATCTGTAGAGATAGATGGGAGAAATATAATATGAAATTGCATTTATTTATTCTTCCTTCACATAAAAAGAATGCTGGAATACATAAAACAATTGAATCTTTTCCTTCAGATTGTTTGAGTAATGTTAATGGCATTCTTGAATATAAAAGGATAAACGATTATGCTAAAACTGCCACATGGTTTGGTGTGTTTTATGATAATGAATACATAGATGAAGCAATAAGTAAAAATCTGAAAACCTTTCTTATGACAGTAGGAAATAATGCTCTTGTTCTTTTCAAAAAGAATTATGAATATCAGACTGCTGATTATGCGCCAAGAATATTTAGGAGTGGTATAAAATTGTCTTCTCCTTTTGGAACTGAACAAAAGATTCAATATGAAAAAATATTAAATGGGTGGATTTGCGAACATGGCCACAGCTAATGTATATATAAGATTTAATAAACTTCATTTGGCAAGATGGAATAAAGCTATTAATAAGATTAATTCTGTTTTGAAGACAGAAAAGAAGGATTTGCCCTATAGAAATGCTGTGGATTTTTCAAATTTAATTGTTAAAAATATAAGTACTCAAAAATACTCTGCTGGTTATGCTCCTTTAAATATAAGGTATAAAGAATGGAAATTAAAATATGGTAGATCAGGAAGAGAATTTTGGGCTTTATTTAATAGACTCATTCAAAGAGTATCTGCTTTTAAAGTAGTTGGTGGCTGGATGGGTGGAATACAAGCAGGAATGAAAGTAGGGGGTACTTCATGGTTTGGAAAAGGAGATAAAGGACATATTGTAGATATTGCTCAATATGTAAGATGGCTTGAATTTGGAAGACGAAGACAACCAGCAAGACCTTTATTCCAACCAACAACTGTTGAATACTGGAAAGAAGGATTTGTTAAAAGAGGCGCTGAATCACTACAAAAAATAAAAGGAGTTTGGAAATGAAAGTTCTTGGTGTAGAAAAGAGAGATATTTTTGCTGCTGTTGAATTTTCGCTTCCTGAGTTGCGAAATATTGCATCCTTTTTAGAAAAAGCTATACAGACATATGTTCATGTGTATGGAGACAGTAACGAAGACGTGGTTGACTATATCAATCAATTTTATGCTCAAGTAGATAAGTTAATTGAGGAGATTGACAATGGCTCTTGACCCAACAGCAAGAGAAGCAAATTTTAGAGACAGCATAAAGAAATATTTTGTGGATAATCTTGAAACTACAGAAAATATTCCTTTAACATTTGATAAAGCTTTATCTTCACCTAATTTACAAGGAAAAGCTGTTCATAAATGGGTTACTGTTCTTTTTGGCAGTATTCATATAGGAACAATGTCTGAAATATATTTTAGAATTTTTTGTTGTACAAGACAAGATAATGAAGGATTTAAGCTTGCTCAGTTGAAAGACACAGTTATGGGATATTTGATAAATGATGGAACTGTTGGAGATGGACAAGTCAGAGTTCCTTTTTATAGAAGTTATGCTAATCAAGCTTGGACTCTTTTAGGAAGTTTATTGGTTATAGATGTTATCCCTTCTGACCAATTAGAGGCTCCTGATGAAACTAAATATATAATTTTGACGGTAAGATTAAAAACAGCATCAAAAATGTGAAGGTAAAATATGGACAAGAAGAACTTTGTTTACTGTGAAAAGTGCAGAAAGAAGTTGATTGAAAGACTTCCGAATGGTTTATGGAAATTCATTTTTGGAAAGAAAAGTGAAACATCTAATAATCCACCAGTTGTTATGATGATACATGGTTCATTAAGAATGAAATGTATTAGAAGAACTTGTGGTCATTGGAATGTTATGAATTATTTTCCAAAAACTGAAATAGATTTAACCAATCAGCAAGAAGCTGAAGACTCTGGCAAAAACAATGAAATAAAAAATAAAGAATTGTAAGGAGGTGATACTATGGCGACTACTGGTCCGACAACAAAAGATACAACTACTATAGCATTAGGATTAGCTCAGATAAGAATTGGTGATTCTGCTGCGAATTTAACTAAACAGCATCCTGTTCTTGCTTCTTCAGATTCTATTGGTGCTCTTGCAAACACAAAGTTTGTTGGTAATGCAGAGTTCTTTAAATTAGAATCCGGCTATCCTATGCTTGAAGATGCGGTCTTTCCGTTAAGAGAGTCTGCTGCTCTTGAATGTGCTTTTAAGGAAATTACTCCTTTTAACTTAGCACTTGCAAGAGGTCTTGACCCTACTGATGCTTTGTATGAAAATGCTCATACTGGGTCGATTAAACTTGGTACTCTGACTGCTCCGGTTAGTATTCGTATGGAAGCTATCTATACATATCCTGATGGAACAAATACAATGAATATTATTTTTCCGAGAGCGCAAGTATCAGGAGCTATTGAAATGGATTTTGCTCCCGAAGAACCCGCTGCTGTTGCTATTGCTATTGAATCGAAAAGAGCAGATAGTGAAATATCAGGAGGCAATGCTTGTTGGGATGATAAACCATTGGGTCAGATTCTTTGGAATGATGGTTCAACATTTACAACAACCACGACAACAACAACTACAACATCATAACAATCTTTTAGGAGAATTAAAATGCCAGAAAAAAAGTTAAATAAGAAAAGAAAAATCAATCCTCGGATTAGGAATATCGAAATCGGCATTTCTAATCTGAGGAAGATCAAAATTTATCCTTTATCTATGAATGATCAAAAAGAACTTATTGATTTAATAAATGAGATTCTAAAGTCTGTTTTTGATACAGATGATAGTGTTGGTGAAAAGGAAAAGGAATTAATTTTTGTTTCTAAAATAGTAAAGTCAATAGAAGAAAATATAGAGACTATTATTGGGTATGTTACACCAGACGAAGATATTAATAAATTAATGAAGGATGTAGATAATGCTCAACTTTCTGAAATTATAGGGCACGTTTATCGTGATAATTATGAGGAACCAGTAAAAAACGTGATGGGCCTCTTCCAGCCGGAGCAGTTACAATCAGTCTTGAAGAGGCAGTTGCCACCGTTTGCGGAAACTATAACTACCGAATTGAACATTTCTACAAAAAAAGCTTCAAAGAAGGAGGCTTAACAATTGACCAGATGCTTATTCTTTTTGAGGACTATCAGGAAAGACAAATGCAGGAAAGAAGATTTCAAGCTGGAATACATGGGATTAATCTTGATAAGGAAATGAAGAAGCAGACTAAGAAACAGAAAGAGGAAAAATCTTTTATGTTTGGTGACCCTAAAGAATATGAGAAAATGAGCAAAGAAGAAAGAAAGAAAAAAACAGAAGAAATGATGGGCAAACATAAAACTTGGGCAGGACAGGTGACATAATGGCCGATAAATCTTTAAATCTTGGAACAATCTTTACCGCTGAAGCAACTCAATTTTTTGCTACT